ATTAGGCACTGCTGAGACATCGATATTTGTTACTGGTATCGGAATGACATCATCTTTGGGAGATGAAACGCAAGAAACTAGCTATGAAGCACCAAGTGTTTCTGCTACTGTGTCTGTTGGATCTCCTACTATATCTGGAAGTTCTACTTTGACAGTGACTGGTGCTTCTGCTACAAGTAGTACAGGAAATTTACAAGGCACTTTTTGGAGTGCTGTAGACGACTCAAACAGCGATATAAGTTGGACCGAAGTTCATAAAGCTGCATAAAAGTTTTGACAAACTTTGTTTTTAACACTAAAAATTATATAGGAGATTAAATGAGTTCAACATATTCAACAAGTTTGAGAATAGAGCTTCAAGCTACTGGTCAAAATTCAGGGACTTGGGGAACTATTACGAACAACAACTTTTCACAATCATTAGAATTTGCAATCGCTGGTGTGGTAAATGTTGCATGTGGCGACGCTGCTGTAACAACTTTAACAAATGCAGATGGTCCACAATCACAGGCAAATAACCAAGCAAGAAACGCACATATAAGACTCACGGGTGCACATGGTGCAGTAAGAATAGCTCAATTCCCAGCTACTCAAAAAGTTTATTTAATTACTAACGCAACTACAGATTCAGGATCTTCTGGTCCTTACGCAATGACTTGCAGATTAGGTTCTTCAGGTAACACAATTTCAATAGCTAATGGCACAACTAGACTTGTGTCAACAGATGGAACAAACTGGTTTGATGTTTTTTCTTTGGCTGGTTCAATAGACCTGCAAGGTCAAGAATTAGTTATGGATGCGGATGCAGATACGAGTTTAACTGCTGATACAGATGACCAAATAGATATTAAAATTGCAAACATTGACGTTGCAAATGTTACTACAGCTAACTCAGGTGATTTAGTAATTACTAATGCTGTTCAAGATAAAGATATAGCTTTTAAAGGTGATGATGGCGGATCAGGAATTACTGCTTTAAGTTTAGATATGTCTGATGCAGGTAAAGCTACCTTTAATGGTGTAGTAAATGCTGATGCAGGTTTTACAGCGGATAATATTACTATTGATGGAACAGAGATTGATTTATCATCTGGCGATTTAACTTTGGATGTTGCAGGTGATATTATTTTAGACGCGGGTGGTAACAACTGGTCTTTTCAAAGCGGAGGCACTGAAATAGCTGCCTTCAATAATGCTTCTAATTCTTTAGAAATAGAAACGAAAGTATCTGATGCTGATTTATTAATAAAAGGTAATGATGGCGGCTCTGGTATTACAGCATGTACATTTGACATGTCCACAGCAGGAAAAGCTACCTTTAATGATGATGTTGTTGCTTTTTCAGATGAAAGATTAAAGAGTGATATTAAAACAATTGAGAATGCATTAGACAAAGTATCTCAAATGAGAGGTGTTAGTTTTGTTAAAAATGGACATCCAAGCATTGGAGTTATTGCACAAGAAGTACAAAAAGTTTTACCTGAGATAGTTTCTTCAGAAGAAAAAGATGGCGAAGAATATCTTGGCGTTGCATATGGCAATATGGTAGGTGTTTTAATAGAAGCTATAAAGGATTTACAAAAACAAGTTGATGAATTAAAGAAAGGATAGAATATGGCAATTCCTGGTCCTGGATCCCCTATAGGTATACAAACAATCGTTAATGAATTTGGCGGGAGTGCACCTCACGCTATAAGTGAATATTATAGAGGCGGTCCATTAGTTGGTGATAATAACTCAAACGTTCCAGCATCTGGAACAATTGCACTAGGCGATTTTTATGGAGCAGAAAATGCTGTTTTCATTGTTGCTTCTGGCGGATCAAGTTCAACTCAAGGAAACTTCAAAGCACATCAATTTACAGGACCTGGCACATTTACAGTCACACAAGCAGGTAATTCAGGAGGATCAAACACTGTTGATTATCTTGTCATAGCTGGCGGTGGCGGCGGTGGCGGTGCTGAAAAAATGGGCGGTGGCGGTGGCGCTGGTGGTTTTAGAACAAACAACCCAGGCACTACTCCTGCGACTGGAGGTTTACCCGTATCTGCTACATCTTACCCAATAACTGTTGGCGGTGGCGGTGGCGGTGGAAGTCCAGGCTCAGGAGGTTCTACTGGATCTAATTCGAGTTTTTCAAGTATTACATCTGCTGGCGGCGGAAGTGGCGGTGCAAGAACTGTTGTAGCTGGCGGAAATGGTGGATCAGGCGGTGGCGGTGTTCCTGTTCGTCCTGGTGCGCAGTCTGTAGGACAAGGAGGTGGCACTGGAAACAGTCCTCCTGTCTCTCCTCCTCAAGGTAACAATGGTGGCTCTGGTGCTAGTCCAGATGTTGATGGTAATAGAGGCGGCGGCGGTGGCGGTGGCGCTTCTCAAGCTGGACAAAGTGATCCTGGACCTGGCGGTGCTAAAGGCCCAGGTAAAAGTGGAGGCGATGGATCACCAAGTAATATTACTTTTTCTGACGTTACTTACGCTGGCGGTGGCGGCGGTGGCACTGGCACTGAAGGAACAAGCGGTGGCTCTGGTGGCTCTGGCGGTGGCGGTAGTGTTGGTCCCGCAGGTACTAATCCAGGTAACAGGTCAACTGGAGGTTCTGGACAAGCTAACACAGGTGGTGGTGGCGCTGGTGGCTCTGGACCAGGTAGGTCTGGTGGCTCTGGTGGTTCAGGATTTGTAACAATAAGATATAAGTTTCAATAATGGCTCATTTTGCGAAATTAAGTGACGATAACGTAGTTTTAGGAGTAGAACATCTAAACGATGAAGATGTTCAAGATGAAAACGGGAATGAAGTAGAGTCTGTAGGGGTGGCACATCAAGTTTCTGTTCATGGTTGGCCACATTGGAAACAATGTTCTTACAGAACAAATCAAGGAAAACATTGGATATGGGATGATGCAGCTAATAATTTGATAGAAAATCCTGATCAATCAGGATCTTTTAGAAAAAATTATCCACATATTGGAGATACTTACGATTCAACGAGAAATGCTTTTATTCGTAAAAGACAAGAAGGTATGAATTCATGGGTTTTAAATGAAGACACTTGTCACTATGAACCCCCTGTGACAAAACCTGAATCACAAGATGATGTTTACTACTCTCCTCTTTGGGTTGAGGCATCAACTAGATGGGAAAGAGCGCCTAAAACTATACAAGATGAAAACGGAAACGACGTAACAAACGAAGATCATGTTTGTACACAATATTGGAATACAAGTTCAAATTCTTGGGTAGATAAATAATTTATTCTATCAAGATTTATTTGAAGATGTTTCCATATTAAAACTAATAGAAATTCTAGGTTCTTCTGAATGGTGTGCTGACACCTCGTGTTTTACAAAAGAATGAAATAAATATAATGAATTTGCTTCTATTCTATCTCGTACATTAAAATCAGCAAAATGAATCCAGTCTTGTTCTTGATTTTCAGCAGGAGTTTTTAAACAAAAAACACCCGACCAAGTATTTCCAGTGGCGTAATGCCAATGTAAATCGGTAAAATCTCCTTTGTTGTGTTTCATTCCCCAAGCTTCTTCGTATCTTACTGTTATTTTATCACAAACATGAGGTGTCTTTAAAGCCACTATCATTAAAAATTGTTGAGCAGCTAATTCAAAAAAATCTTTATATTCAGGATGTGACAATAATTCTCTGTAATCTGTCATGTTAGCTTTTACGTTTGTCGCCCTATTCATGTGATCTTTTTCGGTTAAACTCAATGTTTTTTCTGTTAACAACTGTAAGTAGTCTTCTTTTAAAAAATTTGTAAATTTGTAAACCGAATAAATAGATGTTGGATTATATTGAAAAACTCGAAGATGTATCATTCAAAGTAATTAAAATTTATTAAAATTCTCGTTTTAGTATCTGTGTGATTTGTTCCTGTATGCAACAAAGTTGAAGGAAAGGTTACAAGTCTGTTTGCAACAGAGTCTACAGATGATCCATCTACAAATCTAGTTTTACCATTGTTTGTGTTTACATAAAAAATACCTGTCGTGCATTCAAAATCATAATCTTTGTGTAAAACTTCATCTAAACGACCTCCCAACGTTGTTAATCTTGCTATAACCCTTAAAAAAGATTTTGCTTTTATTTTTTTAATTATTGGTTTTACATGATCATAATACGTAGACACCATATGATCTGAATTGTTTTTAAAATTATAAAAATAATGAACAAAATTAAAATCTCCGTCATTATCATAAGTTCGACCTTCAAAAAAATGCCAAGGAAAATCCCTTGAAGTCATAAAATTACTAAGTTCTAAAAATTCTTCTTCTGATAAAAAATTATCTGTAACTTCTACTATCGCTTCACTCATACTTACACCTAATAGATATTAAATAAATATTTCTTTTTGATTTATTTGGAAGAATACAATGATCTAAACTCGAACTCCACATTATCAAATTATCTTGTTGTATCGGCATTTTAAATCTTTGTTTTTTATATCTGCCATTTTCATATTTAAATAGCACGGATGTATCACTATTTTTAGGAACCTCCAAACCATAGATTAATGAAACATCATATGAACTTTTATGATAGTCCCAATCATCAATGTGATTATGATAATTTAATCCTTTATTTTTAGGGAGAACAATAGCAGACCAATCTGAAAAAAGAAGGTTTTCATTAAAAGCAGCGTTATAGTGATCAACTGCATATTCAGCTATCCATTTATAAAATCTTAAAAAATCTAATTTTGTGTAATCATAATAAACATAAAAGTCGTCAGGATTGTAACGCTGTTCTGCTTTGTATTGTCTTTTAATTTCTTGCAACAATAATGGTTTCTCAATTATTTTTTTTAAATTTGATGAAACTTTATGATGCACAACAAATTGTTTTGTTAAATCAGTTTTAATCATTGATCGGTATTACCACCCCTATGTCATTGTTTAAATCTGTAATTTGTAGATTACTTGAAATTACACATCTTCTCCCCTCTGTGCTTACTCCCTCGTGAAATTGATGTGCTGGGAAAATAATCATTCTACCAACAGATGAATCAAAAGTATTTTCATAAAATTCAGAAGTATAATTAGATGAAAAAAATCTTGTTCCTCCCGTATTTGATAAACTTAAAACACTTGAATAATTTATAGGACTAAAATTATGACGCATTTTGTCTTGATGTATGTGTGTTACATGTTGTGAGACGCCTGTATAATAAGCGTGCCAGTAGTTTTTTATTTCAAATTTTTTTTTGTTAAATAAAAAAGCATCCGCTACTTTTAACAATAATTTTTCATATTCTACGTTTCTTACAGGATCACGATAATCTGAAAAATACAGTCCAGTTTTTCGATCAAAAACGCCACCTAGTTCATTAGGATATTGATCACTTACTTTTTTAACATCTTGTTCAATTTTGTTTGCTATTTCAATTACAGGTTGAATTTCATCCTCATTAAAGTCAAAAATATAAAGTTCTGTAGGAAAAATTTCTTGAATTAAACTTTTCATTTTATAAAAGAGGGATCTCTAAAATAAGCAGGAAGAGCAGGCAAAGGTTTCGCATCATAACGATCGCAGCTGTCTTTAAATGGTCCGTTTCTATCATTATAATGTAAAAAAACCTGTACGACTCTATCCCCTTCAAAAGGCTCTCTCCAGTGTTCTAAATCACAACCTCTGTATATTAATAAATCACCAGGATTTAAAATTAATTTTGTTCCCTCATTGTTATAACCACCTGATCCATCAATAAATATAGGCCACTCATCACCTCCCAAATTTAGAGTGCATGATATTTCACAAGCAGGTCTATCTTTGTGTCTAAATAATTCATCTCCATATTTATAAACTCTTGCAAATGTATATTGATGATGTAAATCCATATTAACTTTTTTTGACAATCTTGGTGCAAATTGTTGTGCTAATGTTTCCATAGCAACATCACAATAAATATTAAAAGTATTTGGTATTTGTTCACAAGTTGGCATTCCGTGTGACTCTTCGTACGGCGAAATATATTTTTGCTCTCTAAAAAAATCATGCGTTTGTTTTTTTGTAAGCATATATCTGTAACAAAAACTTGCTAAATCGGGGGAAATAGCCTCTTTCCACACTTCATATTTTTTTTCTTTAAAACTCATATTATCTCCTTTTATACAAAAGGTGGACCTAATGTCCACATAACCAATGACATTCTTTCCCCTGATGTAACAGGAGTCACTGTGTGACTAACAAAAGATGGAAATACAATAACAGTTCCTTTTGTTCGCGCTTCCTTTACTACCAATTCTTTACCCTCTATGTCTTTAATTTTAAAATCCCCTCCTTGATATTCATTACTATCAGTAAGACAGACGGTCATTGATATTTTTCTAAGTTTTCCAAAAGATGATGGGTCGTATGGATCTTGATAAGGAAAACTATCTGAATCAGAATGCCAACCGTAAAAGTGATTAAGTTTATATCGTGTAATTTGTACTGGTTCGCTGTTATTTATGTTAAAGTTCCAACCAGCTTTTTTATTAGCTTCAAATACTAAAGGTCTTAACTCTTTGTATACCCAACGATCACTTATCCAATTAACTTTTGTTTTTCTTGTTTCTAAATTAACTTGTGGATTTCCAGGTCCTACTTTTGCTTCATGTTCTTTTTCTTGCTTATCCTTAGCATATTGAAGAATATGATCACAAAAAACAGGAGTTAAAGCATGTTTAAAAAAATAATAGTAGTACTGTAAATTCATTCTTTTTTCTTTTCCTTTCCATAACATAATTTCTTTGTCAAGAAAACAATTATAAAAAGATTTCTTGAAATACTATGTACATGTGTTTAAATTAGATCTCACCCAAAAATTACAAATCAAGGAGATATTATGGAAAATCAAGAAGTATTGAAGGCTATAGCTACCCTTGCTGATAAGGTGAGCAGATACCACGAACGTTTATTAGCAGTGGAAAGAGAAAAAGAAAAAATAGAAAAAACGTTATCAGAACATTTAAAAGGCTGTAGTTGTCATCCTGTAATTGAGGGTAAACCATATAATTCTAATACAGAAGTTATGGTGACAGGTTTAGATTCTGACGTGGAATGTGAAGCTTGTAGCGCTTAATTATTCAGGCGTTTCACCTAACATGTCTGCTAATGATGGCGCAAAAACCTTAACATCTTTTCTAATTTTATCAGCAGTAGTTGATGTATTTGGATCATCAATATCTGCTTGCATAGCAACTTCTGATTCATATTCTTGACCTGTATCAATATTTGTGATTGTGGTCTCTGTTTTTACTTTATAATGTGGAATTCTTCTACCGTCCTCAGTCGTGATGTGACCTAGTAATTCAGCAGGTTCAACTATTGGCATTTTTATCTCCTTTTAAAATTAATGTTAAAACTTACTATAATTCTATCCTCTTGTGAATTATTTTCCTCCACCTCATGATTAACATAAGAGGGAAACAATAATAAAGTTCCGTTTTGCGGTTTAAAGTTTACTCTGTGCGCTACATGAATACTATGATTTTCTACTCTTGGTGGTGATAAAACTTCCGCTTGTGGTTTCGGATCGTGAAAAACTATTCGACCACTATCTTCTGGAACTTGTAAATAATAAACCCCAGACATGAAATTATAAGGATGATTATGTAATTTGTTACTTGATCCTGGAGGATTTACTATACCCCACATTCCAGTAATCTCTGGAAAGTATTCTTTTTGCACTCCCAAATGCATAAAAGCCTCGTCAGCAAAATTAAATATCTCACTTTTAAATTCTTGAAATTTATCATGTTCATGTAAAGTATCTTTACTATGCCACCCTCCGTTGGTGCTTTTACCTTTTAACCCTATTTGATCTTCTTTTTTAAATTGTAATATTTCATCTTTTAAATTTAAATATCCTTCTAAAGGAAAAGAAAAAATTGGAGTTATAAAAAATGAATGTAAGTTAAGTTTTGAGTCACTCATACGCCCTTCCTTAAAGTTTATAGTTTATAGTTGTCCTTTTGTGATCTCCATAAAACTAGCTATAACATGCACTTGATTAGCTGCGTTAGCTTGAACTTTCATAACATCACTTTCTTGTAAAACTAATGGTTGTGTTAGTAATTCTGTTGTTGTGTTTGTAGCGACACTTTTAGCTTTGAATAATTCAAATGTAGCTGAGGATCTTAGCACCTCAACATCTAATAATGTTGTGTTGCCTGAGTCATTACAAACTAAAATAGATTTTACCACCGCTGTTGTGGGTGGCACGGGAGGTGTTGCACCAGGATTAGCTGTAGGCACCGTAATTAAAGTTGTTAGGTCTGTCGTAGTAACATCCAACATCGCACTTTTAAATACATTAGCCAAGGAAATAAGCCTCCGCTTCTGATTCTTCTTTTAAGTCTTGTTGATAGTTCGTATTTAGTAAAAGAATAATTTGATCAAGTAGATTTATCATTTGATCAAATTGAGTTGCACTATATTCTGACGTAGCATTTGGTAGTCTAGTTATTGTTATTTTAGCCATACATACCTCCGTAAGGTGGAAAGAAAGATCCTATACCAAAGTTATCAAAATCACCATAGTTAGATGATCTGTTTGAATTAAAATCTTGTCCATAATTTCCAACTAAACTTGCTATACCTTGTTCTATATTTTTTAATATTCCAAGCACCTCATCTTGATTAGAGCCCATGAGCTGCTGTCCAACTCTGTCGTAAGGGTTAGTTGTAGCAACCATAGGAGGTTCATTTGTTTCTGGTAAACCTTTCATAGATGCGTCATCTATATTTGTTTCTGGAAATAATGGCATACCATTAAGAGTGCCGCCAGTAGGAGGTGTAGTACCAGGAAGTAAATTGTTTGAGTCTGCTGCTTCAGGAGTATCAAATCCACTAACATTTGATAAATCAAAACTACTGTAAGCAGATTCAGGAATATTTGGATTTCTTTTTAAGAAAAAAGTATTTCCTGTAAACTCTTTAAATTGATCAAAAGTTTGTTCACCAGGTAATACTACTTGACCCATAAAACCTCCTGCTCTTTGTCTAGCGGCGTCTGCTACTGCTTGTTCGTATCTTTTTCTAATATCTTCTTCAGACCTTGGTCTATTTTCATCTGGTAAAAAAAGCGCACCGCCACCACTACCATCAAGCATTTGAACGCCTAGTGCGCCACCTCCACCAATTTCATATGGATCTTGAAGAGTTCTATCTCTCGTATCCATAATACGACCTCGTCTTATTGATTCTAGATTTTGACCTTGGTCATCTATAATCATAGGCTGTAGTATTCCGTCTTTTATAAGACCACCAGCTAAAGGATTTCCATATAAAGGTTTATCAATCATCGTCTACCGTCTGGTCTAAGTTGTAGCTTTGTAGATCCAAGTCTCCAAGCTGTGTCTCCAATAGTATTTGTTTCGTATTTAATTTTTACTGCTCTACCTCTTCCTCTTATATCAATTTTCTCTGTTGTGCTACTAATAGTTCCTGATGTAGTCACCGTATTTGAGGATTGAGGATATTGTTCTAGTGTTAATGTAGCTGTCATATCATTGGTTAAATTATCAAAATCAGGCACTAATTTACTAACTGACATAAGCTCATCACCATCAGCAATCTCTACAGACCCCGTTTGTAAAAAGGCTGAAATAGCTGTGCCATCCGCTTGATTATTTCCCGTTTCATGTTCATAGATATAGGAGGCACCCGCGGTTAGACCTAAAATAGTAGCGGCATTTGAAGTAAGAGACGTACTATATTCAGTGGCAATCGGTTGTTCATAAACATAAGCACCGAGCCAAGTTGTTCTTGGTAAATTCAAAGTATACCAAGTGTTTTCCAAATAATTATAAGCAACAGCTCTGTCTATTTGTGTGGAACTTTCTGAAGGATAATACCAAATAATTTCATTAAAAGCTGTGTTTATACCACATGCTATTTCTGTTCTATTCGTATAACTTAAATCATCAAAAACATAATCTTGCACTGAACAAGGCATTTTTTTGACAACACCATCAAATAAATAAAAAGCATTATCAGACATCCAATAAGAAACACCATTAACTTCTACAGCTGCGTGTTGTGCAATTAAGCCGCAATTGGCGCCAAGTTGTCTAAGACCAAAAGTGAAAGGTGTGCCCACAAATTGAATACCGTGCAGAGATGTATCCGTCCAAACAAGTATTTGACCTGATGACTTAACAGCGCCTATAATTTTAGAGCCATCAGATATACGAAGTGAGCCTGCTTCGTTTGTTGCTACTGGTGTATAGTCTGTTGCATCCTCTCTGTCAGAAAATCTAAAAAATAAATCATCTTGAGTTGAGGTATCCGCTATTGTTGTTTCTGTTCCAAATATAAGTAAGTGTCTAGTGTCTGTAGAAACTAAACTAAATCTAGATGCTGTCGGTGCGTTTGATAAAGCGGTAGCTCTGTTGCTAGTTCCAGAAGAAGTATCCCAAATAAAAGTACCGCCATTTAAAACAGTAGCGATTAAATCTTCACCAAAATTATCTAATGACCAACTTCTAGCATCTAATACAACAGTCGAAGATGATCTGGCTGTATCCCAAGTGCTGTCGCCCCAAGTAGATGTTCCCCACCCGTAACCATATGTTGAATTAGCAGGGCCAACGTTAATTTGATATACAGCGTTACCTGAACCTCCGCCACCTGATGTAGAACCAGAGGCAGTGCTTGTATGTGTAACGGTGTAAGTGTTTACACTTGGCACTGTTATAATTTCAAATTCTTGATTCATATCTAAACCATCAATAGTAGAAAAAGAATCAAAGGTTACAAAATCTCCAACAGAAGCTCCGTGACTCGTGTCAGTGACAGTAACCGTTGTAGAGCCGTTAGTTGTAAAAGGATTGGTGAGAGCCTGTGTTTCTCTTATAGGGGTAATATCAACAATTGATCCATCGGTGTACAGATATAATTTTCTATCAGTTCCTAAAGCGAGGTATCTAGTGCCATTTAAACTAACCCAAGAATGAGTATCTCGAACTACACCTACAATCGACTTTTGACTTAAATATGCCCAACCGCCCCATCTTTCAGGTTTTCCATAGTGAAAACGTACAAAATCTGAGTCTATGTATTTTCTTTGATCTCCTGCTGAGTAAGCGGTATCTTGTTTGTCAATGCCTGGTTGGAACTTTAAATCTACTAATTTCATGTTGGAGTATACTAAATTATTTATTGTTTTGTGGCAAGAATTGAGTACCTACGTTGCCTTTAAATGAATAATTACCATAATGAGTCATACCACTTGCAATATCAGCATATATTTTACCACCTATTTTCTGCCATAAACGACAAAATGCATAATCCTCAGATAAATATCTTTTGGTATCTGGCTCTATTATCGTGTCAAAAAAAGTGTAATTCCACTTAGATGTGTCATGATAATTAAAGGTTTTGTCATGTGGAGCACCAATATGTTGATCTGGCACAAATCTTAATTCAGGATAAGCTAAAGCCATTTTTTTAAAAACGTTTCTTTTTATTAACATAAAACCTGTGGCACCATCTAATACTTCAATAAAACCTTTTTTAGATAAAACTTTATTAGGGTTTTTAACATTTAAATTGTACTGCAGTGAAGCTGCATGTAATTCATCCTCCGATATATCTGGATTTTCTTGTGCTCTTCTTTTTACTTTTGTCCAGTCAATTGTTTTACGAGGATAGACACCCGTCACCACATCCTCGTCCAAATCTAACATACGAAACACTGATTCAGGATTAAAAGCAATATCAGCATCAATAAATAAAAGATGCGTATACTGTGGTTCATCCATAAATAATTGAACCAAAGTATTACGAGCTCTCGTAATTAATGATTCATTACCAATTGTGCCAAATTGTAATTCTATTTTTTTGGTAGCTGCTAACGCTGTAAGTTGTAAAACGCTTTTAAAATAATCAGCTGTAATCATGCCACCATAGCAGGGTGTTCCAATAAAAATTTTAACTTGCATCTTTATAAAAAATATTAAGTGTAAATCTATTAGAGCTGTCTCCGAAAGATTGAAGATCCGAGTGTGGTATTTTCATACCATTAAAAAATAACGCTCTGTTTTCTACAAAACCAATGTGTGCAGATAGTTGATTGTTATGCATAAAACCTGTGCCATTGTTAAGAAGTGGTTCTCCTTTTACAAACAAAAGAAAGTTTGCAACATTTCCTTTATCATCATCCACGTGAAACAAAGGTTCTTCATTATTTTGTCTTGAATGTGCACTGACTGATATAGGTTCAAGATTTCTATGTGGAAAGAAGTATTGTTTGATTAGTTTTAACAAAGGGTCATTATGAAAGCTTTTAGGAAAGGTATGCCTAAAACCATATACTTGTCCTTGTGGATTATCAACTTTAATGTAGTTTAGATCTGTTAATGTGTTTTGTAGCGACCGTAAAGTTTCTTTAGATAAAAAATTATCGACATACATTACAAATTCTGTATTTTTATTGTGTTTCATATTTCCCATAACTTACCTCCAAATATTCTATCTTTGTTATCCAACCTTTTGGTATGGCTATCGCACCACCACCTGATATTTCATCTTTATCTTTACTATAGGAACGCATAATTATTACTTTCTCGTTATTATTATGAATCATCCAGCCTACTTCTTGACACACGGATAACGGAGCGCTTATTACGTCTTTTATATCAAGCCAACCTGTCTCCATATCACGGGCATCGAGCCACGTCACACGGACCATCGGCACTTTATCTATATTAAAGTTTTCCATGCTATTGAATGTCTCATTTCATTTGATAGGTTGATATTCGCTTTATGCCAAATCCTAGCATCAAAAATAATAAGTCTATTTGTTTTATAATCCACCTTAGTTACATCTTTAAACTCGGTTCCACCCTTATTTTTTTCGTTTTCGTCAGGGTAAAATAAAAAAGTTACGTCAGCATCATCTTGATGAAAATTCCCAAACGAGTGAGGAGGATGACAGTTAACATAAGATCTAGAAAGTTTATTAGATAGGTTATATTTTTTACAAATAAGATTGAATAAAAATTGATGAGTAAATAAATTTTCTTCAGTGGAGGAAAAAAATAAATTTATTTTGCTTTCTTCTTTTTGAGATCTATGTGTAACCCAAGTTAAAATATTTAATTCTTCTCTAATAAATTCAAGCAAAGAGTTCTCTAAAACATTATCAAATACTCTAATATCCATTTCTCTGTTTTTAATCTTTGTAATGATTCAGACGTCGACCATCTCTTCTTTTTAAATGTAAATTAAATGATACGGAACGTCTTTCCTCATTTTGTGTTCTGAATGGATATACGCCATGAGATAACCAAGCAGGAAATAAATAAATAGCTCCAACCTCAGGTGTTACTTGATAGTTATGACCGCTAAAAGTTGCAGCTTGACCATTATGCCACACTATATCCCCTACACAAGGATAATGATCTTCTCTTGCATATTCTTCTTTTAAACTAGGTGGCACACGTAAATAAATTACGCCTGATAATTCACCTTGATGTATGTGAAAAGGATTAAAATCTCCCGACCATTGACTAACCGCCCACATTGATTCAATTACCATTGAGCCTACAAATTCAGGTGATATGGTGTCACAAGCTGGAGGCATGGATATATAATGTTTTACTATCAAGCCTATGGCATCTACAAAAGGTTTAAATTTTTCACTATTTAAATCTTCAAAAGGATAACGAACCTCCTGTTTAACATTACCCGCTAAATGCATTGAATGATCAAATTTTTTTGATAACTTTTCATCTTCGAACAACTCTGTTGCTCTATCATCCAACATTTTAATTAAGTCTTCAGGTAATTTTCCGTGTAATATGGTAGGGCCAAAGGGTCGTACGGCGTTAAATTCTAAGCTAGTTGACATGCTATTCCTTTCTCTTCATAATTATCTATTGTCATATAGCAACTTTTTGCCTATAAATATACATTTAAATAGGCTTAATTACAAGGCCAGCCT